TCATGCCGCCCTCCGCACGGCGGGCGCCATGGCGCCGAGGTCATGCACCAGCCCGGCAAGCCCCTCGAGGCGCAGACGGATGTCGGCGCCCTCCGGCCCGATGGTGACGCGCTCGACCAGCGCGTGGACGATCCGCGCCTGCTCGGCGGGGAACAGCTCGTCCCAGAGCGGCTCAAGCCGGTGCAGCGCGTCCCGGACTTCGCCCTCGGTGAGGTCCGGCACCTCCTTCCGCGCCGCGAGCCAGGCGCCGACCACGATCTCGGGCTGCCGCAGCAGCGCGCGGAGCTGGGCAATCACGGCGCCCTCGACCTCCGCGGCCGATACCCGCCGGACAATGCCGCCATCGGCATCGGCGTCGCCCTTCAGCACGCGCTGGGCGACGTAGTAGCGGTAGTGCCGGCCGTTCTTCACGCAGTGGGTCGGCGACAGCGCCCGGCCATCGACGCCGTAGATCAACCCCTTCAGCAGCGCCGGCGGCCGCTGCCGGTTCTGCGCGGCGCGGGCGCGCGGGCTGACCTGCAGGATGGCATGCGCCCGGTCCCAGAGATCGCGCGGCACGATGGCCTGGTGTTCGCCGCGGTAGATGTTCCCCCTGTGCGTGACCTCCCCGATATAGGTCCGCAGGTTCAGGATCTTGTAGACATCGCCCTTGTCCAGCGGCCGACCCGACTTGGCGGTCACGCCCTCGGCCTGGAGGCGGCGGACGGTCTCGAGACCCGAACCGGTCTCGACGAAGAGCTCGAACACCCGCCGGACCCGCACCGCCTCGGCCTCGTTCACCACCAGCTTGCGGTTGGCGACGTCGTACCCAAGAGGCACCTTGCCCCCCATCCACATGCCTCTGGCCTTCGACGCGGCGACCTTGTCGCGGATGCGCTCGCCGATCACCTCGCGCTCGAACTGCGCGAAGCTGAGCAGGATGTTCAGCGTCAGCCGCCCCATGCTGGTCGTCGTGTTGAACGACTGCGTCACCGAGACGAAGGTGACGCCATGCGCCTCGAAGGTCTCGACCAGCTTCGCGAAGTCCATCAGCGAGCGGGACAGGCGATCGATCTTGTACACGACGATCACGTCGACCAGGCCCTGCTCGATATCGGCCAGCAGGCGCTTCAGCGCCGGGCGTTCCAGCGTGCCGCCGGAGAAGCCGCCGTCATCGTAGCGGTCGCGCACCAGCACCCATCCCTCGGCGCGCTGGCTGGCGACATACGCCTCGCAGGCCTCGCGCTGGGCGTCGAGCGTGTTGAACTCCTTGTCGAGGCCCTCGTCCGTGCTCTTGCGGGTGTAGACCGCGCAGCGCAGCTTCTTCGTGCTGGCCGGCATCGCCGCGCCGGCGGGGGCGCGCGTCTTCATGCGCTGCCTCCCGGCTGCCGCAGCCCGAAGAACACCCAGCCGTTCCAGTGCGTGCCGGTGATGTGCCGGGCGATGGCGGAGAGCGAGCGATAGGGCCGGCCCTCGTACTCGAAGTCGTCGGCCCGGACGGTGACGACATGCTGCACGCCGTCGTACTCGCGGATGAGCCGCGTGCCAGGCAGCGGCCGGCTGTCGGCGCGGACCCGGCGCAGCACCACGTTGCCACCGTCGAGCTGCTCACCCAGCGCCTCGAGCCGTGCCCGCGTCTCCGGCTTCAGCCCGCCATAGGCCAGTTCCTGGACGCGGTAGGCCAGCCGACTGACCAGGTAGGGCCGGTTGAAGGGCGGCGGCTCCTTCCCGAACAGGGCCCGCCACTGGTCCTTCAACTCGGCGGCTGTGGCTGTCTGCAGCGCTGCCAGCCGCGACAGGACTTGCGTGGCCGGGATCTTCGGGATGGTGGGCGCCGGCTGGGCTGCCTCCTGCCGCCGGCGGTGGGTCATGGATGCTCGGGTCATGCGACTCCCTCTATCCTGGGGTTCACATGACGGCGCTGCCGGGCGGTGGAGTGTAGGCGAACGTCTCCGGGCCCGCGGGCCTCTTCGGCGTCGCGCGCGACATCCTCGGCCGCGCGGCTGCGGAGCCGCAGCAGGCCGCGCGCCAGCAGGTCGCAGACCTCGCGGAGGCGGGGCGGAAGGTGAGGGTTTGGCGGGATGGGCGCTGCCATGCCCCGCCCTTACTCACCATCTCGCCGAACCGTATCGCGGTCGCGAAATAGGATTCGACTCCGGGCGGGGCGCTTGTCTAGAACAAACGCGGAACGCGTTCCCATCCCCCCAACCTTCGCCCGTCGAGCGAGACCCCGCCCATGGCCTCCGACTTGAGGAAGTTCGTCAATCCCAAGTTCCTGCGCACCGTGAGCCTGGAGCTGTTCCGGGAGTTGTTCGAGCGCGAGGCGCCTGGCGCCGAGCGGCCCGACTTGGCCCTCTTTGACTTGCCGGAGCCGGAGGCGCGAGCCGCGTTGGCAGAGCTGTTCGAGGGGCCTGAGGACGCGCTGCCGAGCGGGCTGGTGGCGGATCTCCATCACGTCGCGGAGCTCGGCACCGAGGCGGGCATGGTGCTGCTGCAGGAGCGCGCAGCGCGCCTGAAGGTCACCATCGCCGCCCCCGCCGACGATGGCACCGACGACGCTGTCCCGCTCGACCCGAAGCACTTCGCGCTGATGGCGTATCTCCGCTATCCGAGGGTGTTCGAGGCTGCGTCGGACCTCGCGGCGCTCCAGGCGCGGTCGTCCTTCGCGGAGTACGTCGGTCGTGACGAGAGCGTCGAGCCCGACTTGGGCAGCCCGGCGAAGGACGCCTTCGAGGCGGCGGCGGGGGAGATGTTCAAGCGCGATCACCGCGGCGCCCATTGCCGCGTCGGCTGGTATGAGGACGGCGATACGTTGCGCGCTGTCGTCACCCACGGGGCGCCCGTCTCGGTCCTGCCGGTGGTGGGGCGCGGGGGCGAGGAGGTGATCCGGTTCCGGCGACTCGAATACGCGGTCCTCTCCTACCAGGTGAGCACGGGCCGGCTCGGCATCGCCGGGCTGCGCAAAGCGCTGCGCGCGGATCTCGCGGAGTTCTTCGCGCGCCACATTCTGCGGCGGCCCGGCTTCTTCGCCGGCGAGGATTGCCAGGACCTCTACACCCTGGAGCGCATCGAGCGGACCGGCCTCGGCTTCGGTGTCGATCACGCCTTCGACCCCGGGATCCAGCGCGTCGAGATCATCGAGGTCCAGCTGGACAGGCTCGATAGCGAGACGCACGATGGCCACCCCATCGTCCTTGCGACGCACGTCACGCGCTCCTTCAGCGGCTCGGCACTCATGCGCGTCCAGCAGCACACCGACCGTGTGGCGTTCGGCCCCGGCCGGTACCGTATCGGGCATGTCGTGCTGCGCATCCACTTCGCCGGCAGGAAGCGCGCAACGAGCGTGACGGTGAAGATCAAGCCGCCGTCGCTCGCGGTGTTCAAGCGGCTCCGCTTCGAGGCCCGCATCATGGAGCTCCTCCGTCGGAACGGCTTCTGCCTTGAACGACAGCCTGGCGAAGCTGCTGCTGCGGCGTAGCGCCGCGGGGCCGGAGCCGATCCTCTCTGGGCGCGACGCGGCGCCGTTCCTGGGGCCGGTATTCGCTCGACTGCTCGCGAAAGGCATCCTCACGGAGCTGCCGCCTGCCTCAAGCTGGCCGCCTTGCGCGGGCTGCGCCTGTGGGTTCGGCGAGCGACGGATCGTGGAGATCGACGGCCGGCTCGTCGCCGATTGCCCTGACGACGCGAACGCGGGCACCGTGCTCGACGCTGCCGATCTTCGCAGCTTCGCCATCGCCGTCGATCGCCTCGTTGAAATGCTGGCTGCGGGAACAGGCTGGCTTGACCCACCCGAACGGCTCGCGGCCGGCGTCTGGCGGCTCGGAGACCTAGCCGAAGGCCGAGCCGTGGTTCTGGTCGTGGATCCGCTCGCATTCCAGCCGTCCGTGCTCCTCCCCGTCCTGCGGGCGGCCCCGCCGCCACCGAGCACCACGCTCCTCGTGCCTCCCGGCGTCGACGCCGATACACGGCGCCCGTTTCTCGACATGCGCTACCACCTCGTCGGGCTGCTCGACGCGCTGCATCCGACCGAGCTGAGCCTTCAGCGCAATCGGCTGGCGCCGTCGGCGCTGCGCACCCCCAGGACCGACCGCGATGGCATGCTGCTCTCCGTCCATGTCCTCGGCGTCACCGCCAGCTTCGCCGGCGCGCAGTTGCGGCTTCGCGCGCGTGACTTCGACGTCCTCGCTGTGCTTGCCCGCGAGGCGGCAGATGGCGGAGCGCTCGCGCAGCAGGACGACCTGCTGCGGGCCCTGTCGGGTGGCGATGACAGGGCGGAGCCAATCGCTGACGAACAGCTGGAGAAGTCGATCAGCCGGATACGCGAAGCCCTGTGCACTGCCGCGGGTCTGCCGCGCACCGAGGGCCGGACGCTGATCGTCAGTGTGAGGCGGCGCGGATACCGCCTGGCATCGCCCCCCATCCGGGTGGTGCTCGCCTAGCCAGCGCGGCGGAGAGGATTCGGGGAGCATCGGGGGAGGAAGGCGAGAGGATTCCTCCGGCTGCCCGCACGAGGCTGTGGCCATCGACCTCGATGGAGCCCAGCCCGAATGTCTCGCCCGATCACGCCCGCCGATCTCAGCACCATCCAGACCGTCGCTGCCGAGGAAGCCCGGAGGCTGGGGCGCAGCCTCGGCTTACCGCACCAGGACCGCGATGACCTCCGCCACGACCTGCTGGCGGACCTCCTGTCGCGACTGCCGGCCTACGATTCGGCCAAGGGCACGCTCGGCGCCTTCGCCCGCGTCTGCATGCGTCACGCCGCCCTCCGCATCGGTGAGCAGCACCGGCAGCGCCGGCGCCGCGCGCACGCCGTCTCGCTCGACGACCGGCTGCCGGGCAGCGAAGATCTGACCTTCGCCGACGTCCTCACCGAAGCGGACAGCTACGGGAGCTGGTGCGGCCAGCCCTCCGACGCCTTCGCCGCGCTGGAGCGCCGCCTCGACCTCGAGAGCGCCGTCGGCGCCATCGACCCCGAGGATCACCCCCTCTGCGCCGCGCTGAGCCGCCACACGCCGCACGAGTTCGGCGAGCAGGGGACGATGCCGCGCATGCGGATCTACCGGCGCATCCGCGAGATGCGGCTGCGTCTGCTCGCGGCCGGCATCGCCTCGGCGGCCTGATACGGATTTCGCGGCGCCTGAGTAATGCTGGTCATGGCCACCTGCTCTCCGATCCCCATCCCACCGCCGGCGCCGCTCACTGAGGCGGCGTTCTGCGCATGGCTCGGCACCGCCGCCAGCGGCGATGCCATCATCTACCACCGCGGCGCGCTCGCGCGGGAGACCTGCCCGAGCCTGAACCTGCTGTCGGCGGACGAGCGCGTCCGTGTCGCGCGGCTGTCGAGCCGTGCGCTGAAGCTCGCCGAGGCGGGCCATGTCCATCTCGTGCAGCGCCGCCGCGGCTTCGAGGACTACGACTACGTTGCCATCGCGCGACGCCGGCCGCGGCGGATCTCGCCGCTGCTCCTCCCGCGCATCCTGGCGGAGGCGGCCTGATGCTCACCCCCGCACTGAACCGCCCCACCCTCGACAGCCTGCGCCACCTGCCGGTGGGCGAGATCATCGCGCTGCCGGCCGAGCACCTCGCCCTGCTACAGGCCGAAGCGCGCGAGGCGGTCGAGGCCGCCAAGCGCATGAACGCCACCGGTGACGTCCGCCGCGCGCCCGTCCGGCCGCCCTGGGCCTCACTGCTGCGGATCGACGCTGGCGGCGCGCCGGAGCGCAACGAGGCCAATGTCATCACGGCACTGTCGCTCGACGCTGCCTTCACGGGCGCGCTCATGTTCGACGAATTCAGCCAGGAGATCATCGTCGCTCGGGCGCTGCCCTGGGATCCGGCAGGCACGGTGCACCCCCGCCCGTGGGGCGAGGCCGACGACGTGCGCTGCGCCGAATGGCTGCAGCGGCACGAGATCAATGTCCCGCCCGTGGTGGTCGGCCGCAGCGTCGTCGCCGTGTCACGCAACATCCGCATCCACCCGGTGCGCGACTACCTCGAAGCGCTGGCCTGGGACGGCACGCCGCGCCTCGACACCTGGGCCGTCGCCTATCTCGGCGCCGAGGACACGCCGCTCCACCGCAGCATGGCCGCGCTGTGGATGGTCTCCGCCGTGGCGCGGATCATGCAGCCCGGCTGCAAGGCCGACCACATGCTGATCCTGGAAGGGCCGCAGGGCATCCGCAAGTCGACCGCCCTGAAGGTGCTGGCCTCCGAGCCCTGGTTCACCGACGAGCTCGCCGAGCTCGGCTCGAAGGACGCGGCGCAGCAGATGCGCGGCATCTGGATCATCGAGATGGCGGAGCTCGACGCCATCGGCCAAGCGGACGTGTCGCGCATCAAGGCCTTCTTGAGCCGCACCACGGACCGATACCGGCCGCCCTACGAACGCTACGTGGTCACTGTCCCGCGGCAATGCGTCTTCGCCGGCACGGTGAACCCGGACACCTATCTGCGCGACGAGACCGGCAACCGGCGCTTCTGGCCGCTCCGCTGCGGCGACATCGACCTCGACGGGCTACGGCGCGATCGCGACCAGCTCTGGGCCGAAGCCGTCGCGCGCTATCGCGCCCGGGCGCCCTGGTGGATCGAGGATCGCGCGCTCGTCGCCGAAGCGAGTGCGGCGCAGGAGGCGCGCTACCTGGGCGACGCCTGGGACGCGCGGATCGAGCGCTGGCTCGTCTCCGAGCGCAGGCCGGTGAATGTCGGCGTCGGACACTTCGAGGACTGGCAGGAGCGCTTCGTGCCGAGGGCAAAGCCACTGACCGACGTCTCGATCGGCGAGGTGCTGGAGCAGGCACTCGGCATCGAAGCGGCGAAGTGGACGAAGGGCGACCAGATGCGCGTGGGCGCCTACCTCAAGGCGAAGAGGTGGGAGCGCTACAAGACGACCGGCTCCGCCAAGGACGGCGTCGCTCGCGAATGGCGCTACCGCCGGCCCTCCCCGTCAGAGGAGGGCGCGTGATGTCCCTCCGGCACCTCACTTGGCCGCCGTTCTGTCCCACTGTCCCACCTCGACGATTTCCGCTGGCGAAGTGGGACACGCGCAAGCCCAGCTTTTCAGCGGGTTTGCGGACGTCTGTCCCACTGTCCCACCTGTCCCACCTGCTCCTTAGAGCCATACGCGAAGGGTGTGATGGGTCGGGACATACATTCTCCTATACGGGTTTAGGCGGGCCGTCCTGGAGTGGGACAGGTGGGACAAGGCCGCGCAAACATCTGAATTCGATCGCATTTCGCCGTCCCACTTCGGTCGCAGGGGTGGGACGAGGCGGGACGCGTGGGACGTCCCGGCGCTCCCGCTCGGCGCACCGAGCCACCGGTCCGCCCAGACCAGCAGCGCGCCCCCTGAAGCCGGGCAGCGACGGCGAGCTCCGCCAAGAACCGCGCCGTCGCCGCCCTCACCACAGCCATCCCCTCTCGGAGATCCCATGGCTCCCGTGACTCTCCCTATGCCCGCCGCCGGCGCAAGCGGCCCGCCCATCGCGGCTCCGCTGCCGGTGGCCCTCGGCCGCCCCGCCGTCCTCGCCCTCGACCTCGGCACCACGACTGGATGGGCGCTGCGCGGCCAGGACGGTGGCATCACCTCCGGCACCGTCACCTTCCGTCCCAGCCGCTTCGAGGGTGGCGGCATGCGCTACCTGCGCTTTCGCAGCTGGCTCGGTGAGGTCTCGACGCTCACCGGCGGCCTCACGCGCATCGCCTTCGAGGAGGTGCGCTCCCACGCCGGCACCGACGCCGCGCATCTCTACGGCGGCTTCCTCGCCCACCTGTCGGCCTGGTGTGAGGAGCGCGACATCGCCTACGAGGGCGTGCCGGTCGGGACGATCAAGCGCTTCGCCACCGGCAAGGGCAACGCCGACAAGGCGGCGATGATCGCGGCCATGCGGGCGCGCGGCTTTGCGCCGGCCGACGACAACGAGGCCGACGCCATCGCCCTGCTGCTCTGGGTGACCGACGCGCGGGGAGGCCGCGCATGAGCCTCCCCGGCGCACCCATTCTCGCGCGCAGCCCGCTCGCCCGGCTGCGCAGCCCGACCACCGAGGCCGAGCTCACCGCCATGCGTGCCGCGGCCTGGCACCGCCACGGCGTCGCCGCCCTGTCGGTGGACGAGATCGCCGACCCCTGGCTGCGCCAGGCGATCACCAACGAGGCCAACCGCCGCTGGGGACAGCGGCAGGGAGGACATGGTCATGGCCGGTAGGCGCAAGGCAAGGCGCGGCGGCGCGGTCGGCGAGGATCTGTCCAGGCCCTCGAAGTGGCGGCTGCAGCACGGCGGCTTCTCCGAGCCGATCCGCGAGGCGGACCCGGAGACCGGCACGCCTGTGCTGCACCGCCGCGCGGCGGACACGCTCGGGCTGATGCTCGCGAACGGCACCATCACGCCGGAGATGCACGAGGCGGCGGAGATCTTCCGCAGGCTGTTCCGCATCGCCTGCTTCGACGGCATGGCGACGTCGCAGCTGCTTCGCATCCCAGGCGCCGGCAAGGACATGCTCTCGACGCTGCAGCTCGATGCCCGCTGTAGGATCGCGGCGGCGCTGGACGCGCTCGGGGGTCACGACAGCCCCGGCGGCTCCTGCGCCTGGTTCGTCATCGGGCTGGAGTTCTCGGTGCGGGAATGGGCGATGCGCCAGGGCTGGGCGGGGCGGCCGGTACACGGGCCGGTGGCGCAGGGCATTCTCGTAGCGGCACTCGGGACGCTGGCAATGCACTTCGGGCTCACGCCGCGGCAGCGCGCGGCGTGATTGGGCTGCCTCACTCAGCGCCGACGACGGGACATGGAGTCGGGGGAAGCAGAAGGAAGGGTCAGCCCAGCCCATGCGCGACCAGGCCGGCAGCGAGCGCCAGCATCGTCGCGCCAACTAGCCCGTCCAGCAGGCGCCAAGCGGCGGGCCGGCGGAACAGCGGCGCAAGTAGCCGCGCACCATAGCCGAGAAGCGCGAACCAAAGCGCGCTGGCCAGCCCCGCGCCGGCCACGAATGCGGGCTGCCCCCCAGACGGCTGCGATGCACCCACCACGCCGACCAGGAGCACGGTGTCGAGATAGACATGCGGGTTCAGTAGAGTGAACCCGGCGGTGCGCGCCAGCGCCGCGCCGAGCGACAGCGCCTCCCCGCGTCCCTCCGCGTCGAGGCCCTTGGCCGGACGGGCGGCGCGGCGCAGCGCCGAGATCCCGTACCAGCCGAGGAAGAGCGCGCCGCCCAGTGTCAGCGCTGCCGCCAGCCCCGGCAGCCGATCGAGCGCCGCGCCGAGGCCTGCAACGCCGGCTCCCATCAGCGCAACGTCGGCTAGCGCGCAGAAGGCCACGACCGGCCCGACATGCTCGCGCCGCAGCCCCTGGCGCAGGACGAAGGCGTTCTGGGCGCCGATCGCGACGATCAGCGCGGCGGAGAGGGCGAAGCCGTTGAGGAAGGCGCCGGGGTCGATCATGGCGGTTGTCCTGGCATTCCCCGGCGATGTAGGCTAGCTTATTTTTCTAACAGATATGAAGCCATGCTTATGTCCCTCGACTACCCTGCCTTGGCCGCGCTTGCGGCCGTCATCCGCGAAGGTGGCTTCGAGCGCGCGGCCGCGGTTCTCGGCGTCACGCCCTCCGCCGTGTCGCAGCGCGTCCGCGCGCTGGAGGAGCGGCTGGGCGCCGTGCTGGTGGTGCGCGGCCAGCCGCCGGTGCCGACCGAAGCCGGGGCGAAGCTCTGTGCCCATGCCGAGCAGGTGCGGCTGCTGGAGGGCGAGCTTGCTGCTGCGATGCCCGCCCTCGCCGCCGGGTTACATGGCCCGGCCGCCCTGCGCGTCGCGGTGAACGCCGACAGCCTCGGCACCTGGTTCCTGCCCGCCGCCGCCCGCTTCGCGGAGCGCAGCGGCGCGCAGCTCGACCTTGTGGTTGAGGATGAGGGCCACACCGCCGACCGCCTGCGCTCCGGGGCGGTGCTGGCCGCGGTGACGGCCGATCCCGCGTCGGTCCAGGGCTGCCGCACCGTCCCGCTCGGCGCGCTGCGCTACGCCGCGGTGGCGAGCCCCGCTTTCCTGCGCCGCCACTTGCCCGGCGGGGTGGAGCCGGGCGCACTGGCGCGGGCGCCGATGCTGCGCTTCGACCGGCGCGACGGGCTGCAGGCCCGCTGGGCGCGGGAGGCGCTGGGGATCGCGTCGCTCGAGGCGCCGGTGCACTGGGTGCCCGCCACGCAGGGCTTCCTGGATGGAGTCCTGGTAGGCCTTGGCTGGGCGATGAACCCGCTGCCGCTCGTCGCTGAGCACCTAGCGGCCGGCCGGCTGGTGGAGCTGGTGCCCGGCCAACGGCTGGATGTCGCGCTGCACTGGCAGCATGCGCGGCTCGGCGCGGGGCTGCTGGCGGCGCTGACGGAGGAGGTGCTGGCGGCGGCGCGCGGCAGCCTGGTACAGGGCGGCGGACCCACCAAGCGCGCACGGCGCTGAGCCCGTTCGGCCGGCGGGTGCGGCGGACCAGCGCGGCGCCTTGCCGGACCTGCGCTTCCGCGCAGCGCATCCCGATAGCGCTCCCCGCAGGGAACGCCGAGAACGATGTGGTAGTTGGAGCAGGCATGCCACAGCGCCGCCCTCCTTCGGCGTGGGCGCCAACAGGCCCCCGCAAGCCACGCGATCAGTCGGTCAGTCCGATCTCACTCTCCTGTCAGCCTTTGGCTTATGCTCGAACGCGCAGATTAGCCTGCAGCCTCAAGCCAGCCTCGCCACGCTGCCCACGCGCTGAACGCGTCGGCGACGACGCCGCAGTTAGCTTCGCTCGGATGCCCGCTGACGCTGTTACAATTCACCCCGTGGCGGCACGTGAATCGCTGGTGCTAGGTCTGCGGAACGTCGAGGAGATGCGCCGACACTGCGGTGGCGAACGAGCCACGCAGCTAGACAATCCGCAGCGTGGCTCGCGAGCCGATGGTTCCTTCCTTGGCCCGGCGTATGCGGGGGGCGGAAGCGCGCAAGGCGGCTAGTGTCAGCCCCGATTTCCAGGTTGCCAGCGTTGCCAGGTTGCCAACCGCGGCGCTCTCCATTCGAACATCACGCAGGTTCCGATGCTCCAGACCCCATGGGCTGCGAGCGCCGTTGAGGCGCGCGCGGTCGCCTCGCTGCTGCCCTATACCGGGAATGCGCGCACGCATTCCGCCGAGCAGGTGGCGCAGATCGCGGCGAGCATCCTCGAGTTCGGGTTCGTCGCGCCCGTGCTGGTCGACGAGCGCGGCGAGATCATCGCTGGCCACGGTCGGTTGCTGGCCGCGCAGTCGCTCGGCCTCGACGTCGTCCCCACCATCGTCCGCGCCGGCCTGACAGAAGCCCAGAAGGCCGCCTATCGGCTGGCGGACAACCGCATTGCGCTGAATGCTGGCTGGGACGAGGCGCTGCTCGCCGCCGAGGTCGCCAAGCTGCAGGAGATGGGCAGCATCGACCTTGCGCTCACCGGCTTCGATGGCACCGAGATCGACCGGCTGCTGGCGGGACTGGAAACCGAAACTGGCAACGTTGCCACCCCGGCGGTTGCCCGCGGTGCCGAGCCTGCCGCTGGCAACCCGGCCGCCGATCCGGGGACCGATAGCGAGCCGGATCCCGCCGACGCGGAACCCGAAGCGCCGCGTCAGGTCGTCACCCGCCCCGGCGACCTCTGGTTGCTCGGCGAGCATCGCCTGCTCTGTGGCGACAGCACTGACCCTGCGGCGGTCGCCCGCGTCATCGGCGACGAGCGTGCGACGCTGCTCCTCACCTCCCCGCCCTATGGCAACCAGCGCGCCTACACCACCGGCGGTATCTCGGATTGGGACGCGCTGATGCAGGGGGTGTTCCAGCACCTTCCCGCCATCCTCGCGGAGGACGGCCAGGCGCTGGTCAACCTGGGCCTGATCCACCGCGATGGGGAATGGCAGCCCTATTGGCAGGGCTGGGCGGAATGGATGCGCGCGCAGGGCTGGCGGCGCTTCGGGCTGTACGCCTGGGACCAGGGCCCCGGACTGCCGGGCGACTGGAACGGCCGCCTCGCGCCGGCCTTCGAGCTGGTGTTCCACTTCAACCGGAAGTCCCGCCAGCCGAACAAGATCATCCCCTGCAAATGGGCGGGGACGGAGAACAAGGGCAGCGGGCTGCGCGCCGCGGATGGCGAGGTAAAGGCCTACACCCATGCCGGGCTGCCGGTGCAGGAGATGCGCATCCCGGACGCCGTGCTGCGCATCACGCGGCACAAGGGCCGGGGGATCGAGACCGAGCATCCGGCAGTGTTCCCGGTGGCGCTGCCAGAACTGCTCCTGCAGACCTACGCCAATCTCGGTGACGCCGTGTTCGAGCCCTTCGCCGGGTCCGGCACCACCATCCTCGCGGGGCAGCGGACGGGCCGGAACGTGCGGGCGATCGAACTCGCGCCTGCCTATATCGACCTCGCCATCGCGCGCTACCGCGTGCTGTTCCCCGAGCTAAGCGTCACGCTGGACGGCGACGGACGCGGCTACGACGCGGTCGCCGCCGAGCGGGCACCGGAGGTCACGGCGAATGCAGCCTGACCTTCGCGTCGAGACGATGCCGGTTGCCGCCCTCGCGCCCTATGCGGCGAACGCCCGGCTGCACCCGACCGAGCAGGTGGCGCAACTCGCCGCCTCGATCGCCGAATTCGGCTTCAACGTGCCGGTGCTGGTCGACGACGCCGGGGTCCTGATCGCAGGGCACGGCCGGGTTCTCGCTGCGAAGGCGCTCGGGCTGCAGGAGATCCCGGCCATCCGCCTCGGCCATCTCACCGAAGCGCAGGTGCGAGCCTATCGCCTCGCGGACAACCAGCTGGCGCTGAATTCGACCTGGGACGAGAGCCTCCTGGCAGCCGAGCTGCGCGCATTGCGCACCGAGGAGTTCGATCTCGGGCTGATCGGCTTCGATGGGGCGATGCTGGATCGACTGCTGGTCGATGCGGCGCGCGAGGCACCAGGGACGGCGGGTGGCGATCCCGACGCTCCGGCGCCGGAGCCACCGGTAGCGCCCGTCACGCGCCCCGGTGACCTCTGGCTGCTCGGACCGCATCGCCTGCTCTGCGGCGACAGCACCAGCGCGTCAGATGTTGCTCGGCTGCTCGACGGCGCGCGGCCGCATCTGATGGTGACCGACCCGCCCTATGGCGTGAACTATGATCCGGAATGGCGGAACGAGGCCGGCGTCTCGGCGACGATGCGCACCGGCAAGGTGGCGAATGACGATCGTGCCGATTGGCGCGCCGCCTGGGCCCTATTCCCTGGTGACGTCGCCTATGTCTGGCATGCGGGCGTGCATGCGCGCACCGTCATCGAGAGCCTCGAGGCGGCCGGCTTCGCGGTGCGGAGCCAGATCGTTTGGGCGAAATCGCGCTTTGTGCTGGGGCGCGGGGACTACCATTGGCAGCACGAGCCCTGCCTCTATGCCGTGCGAAAAGGCGCGACGGGCCATTGGCAGGGTGCGCGCGACCAGGCGACGCTGTGGGCGATCTCCAACGGCGGCGATGAGGATGCGGCCACCGTGCACGGCACGCAGAAGCCGGTCGAGTGCATGCGCCGGCCGATGGTCAACAACAGCGCGGTCGGCGAATCCATCTATGAGCCCTTCTGCGGCAGCGGCAGCACCATCATCGCAGCCGAGACCACGGGCCGCATCTGCGCCGCGATGGAGCTCGATCCGCGCTACGTCGACGTGGCCGTTCTGCGCTGGCAGGCGCTGACGGGCAAGGCGGCGGTGCTGGCCGGCGAGGATCGGGTATTCGACGATGTCGCTGCCGCTCGTGGGGTGGCGTGCGCAGCATAATGATGTGCGGAGGACCCGGGCGCGCATGTAGTCTGCAGGGCGATGGCAGATCCCTTCGACCTCGAGCGCTTCGTCCAGGCGCAGGATGCCGTGATGGACGATGTCCGTCGCGAATTGCGCGCCGGCCGAAAGCGCACGCACTGGATGTGGTTCGTGTTTCCACAGTTGCGCGCGCTCGGACGCAGCGCGACGGCGCAGCACTACGGCATCTCCTCCCTGGCGGAGGCGCGAGCTTACATGGCCCATCCAGTGCTGGGGCCGCGGCTCACCGAGTGCGCGGAATTGGTGCTGGCAGTGCAGGGACGGTCCGCGCACGACATCTTCGGCAGTCCTGACGACATGAAGCTCCGCTCCTGCATGACGTTGTTCGCGACGGCCGCCCCGGACACACCGACCTTCAATACGGTCATCGCTCAGTATTACGGGGGCGCGCCGGACGAGCGCACGACGGAGCTGCTGACGGCGGAGTGATATGTGGCGCGGCGACGGTCCCACGTCGCGCGTCCATGCCAGTTCGCCCCTTGTTCTGGGGGCAGAATTCCGCCCCGAAGGTGCAGAACCCTGCCCCTTCGGGAGAACATTTCGAGGTCGGGAACGCCCAGCTATCCCACCTCAGTCGGCGACCTTGTAGATGCTGTAGGAGCCGCGGGCGCCTTCCTTGTTCGGTCCGACCTGGCGGATGCGCTCGGCGGCGATCACGGTGATCCCCTGGCGCTTCTTCAGGCCGGCGAAGAACCCGCGCACGGTGTGCTGCTGCCAGCCTGTCGCCTCGCAGATCTGCGCGATGGTCGCGCCCTCCTCACGGCGGAGCATCGCCAGCACCGTCTCCTGCTTCGTGCCCTCGCGCGGCTTGCGCGGCGCTCCCGGCTCGCGGGTCAGCCGGCCCGGCTTCGTCTCCAGCGCGGCGCGCAGGGCGTCGATCGCGCCGGGCAGGTCGGTGCGCTGGTTCCCCTCGTCGTCCCAGGCATCGAGGACGCGCTGCGCGACCTCCCGCAGCGTGACGTTGCGCGCCGGGCGCGGCGTGGCGAGGGCCCGGTCCAGCAGCGCCACCTCCTCCGTCCGGGTGGGGTAGAGGGCCGCCTCGGCATTACCCGCGGGGGTGTCGTGCGGCGGCGTGTCCTCCCCGCCCGTCGGCGCCGTGTCGGCAACCGTGGAGGGCTCGGTGTCCTCGACCTCCTCCGCCTCGCCCTCGGGCGTGACGCCGATGGCGCGGAGCCCCGCCTCGGTGATCCGCAGCAGCCAGGTCTGGCCGTCGATCTGCCAGGCGTCGCGCGCGTTGCAGGCGCTGGCGTGCTCGTCGCTCACCAGCCCCTGCTTGATCAGGGACTTCGCCACCGTCTGCCGCGCCGCGGCAGGCAGACGCTCGGGCGGGATCGCCAGGCGGTCGTCGCGCTGGCTCGCCTGGCTGAGGATGATCCGCTGGGTGTCGGAGAGCTTCATCTCGGGGCTCCTGGCTCCGCACCCGATGATCCGGGTGCTACGGCCCCGAGCCCCGTGCGGGGCGATGCGGCGCCGGACAGCAGCGCGTGACGCATGCTTCGCGCTGCGACGGGTCCTGAGCCAAGCGCCATCGCCGGTTCGTTGACGGCGTTGTTCGAGGGGTTTCGATCACATCATGATCGCCACCGCGCCGCCGGGCCGCGTGGCCTCGCAGCGCGAGGTGGCACGCCGCCTCGGCATCTCTCATACCGCCCTGCAGAAAGCTCAACGCGCCGGACGAATCGCGCCCGAGGCCGACGGCAGCTGGGACATTGAGAAGGTCCGCGCCCGGCTGGCGGACAGCAGCGACCCGACCCGCAAGACAGCGACGCTGGCTCGTGTGGCGTCGCCGACGATGCCGCCGGCGCCGCGACCTCAAGCGCTAGCACCGTCGCCCGCACCGATCTCCGCGCCGGTGCCGGAGCCGCTGCCGCGCGCCGCCCAGAACACCTTCCACGATGCGCGGACCGCGAACGAGGTACTCAAGGCGCAGGAGCGGCGGCTGCGGCTCGACGAACGCAAAGGCAAGCTGGTCGATAAGGCACGCGCCCTGCTGCTGGTGCACCGCCTCGCCAAGGAGGAACGCGACGCCATCCTCGCCTGGCCCGCCCGTGTCGCCGCCGAGATGGCGGCCGAGCTCGGCGTCGACGTGCACCAGCTGCAGACCATGATGGACACCCGCCTGCGCGCGCATCTCGCCGCGCGCCACGACGTCCGCGTGCAGGTGTCGTGATGGCGGGCGAGCATCTGCTGGAGGAACTCGGCCGCTTCGACGGCGACGCCGAGATCCTGCAGGCCTGGCGCGACGGCATGGCGCCCGAGCCTGCGCTGCTGGTCTCAGAATGGGCGGATCGGCATCGCCAGCTTGGCTCACGGGGCTCCGCCGAGCCGGGACCCTGGCGCACGGCGCGCACGCCCTATCTGCGCGAGATCATGGATGCTTTGTCGCCGGCCCATGCGGCGCGGCGTGTCGTGTTCATGAAAGGCGCCCAGGTCGGCGGCACCGAGTGCGGCAACAACTGGATCGGCTATGTGATCCACCACGCGCCCGGGCCCATGCTCGCGGTGCAGCCAACCACCGAACTGGCCAAGCGCTTCTCGGACCAGCGTATCGACCCGCTGGTGGAGGAGACGCCGGCAATCCGCGAGCGGGTCGCGCCAGCGCGGTCACGAGACAGTGGCAACCGCCAGCTCAGCAAGGAGTTCCCCGGCGGCCAACTGGTGATGACCGGTGCGAACAGCGCGGTCGGCCTGCGCTCCATGTCGGCGCGCTTCCTGTTCCTGGACGAGATCGACGCCTATCCCGGCGACGTCGAGGGCGAGGGCGATCCGATCGCGCTGGCCGAGGCCCGCGCGCGGACCTTCGGCTGGCGGCGCAAGATGCTGCTGGTCTCGACGCCGACCATCGCCGGCCTGTCGCGGATCGAACGGGAGTATCTCGCCACCGACCAGCGGCGCTACTTCGTGCCGTGCCCGCATTGCGGCGCGATGCAGTGGCTGCGCTTCGAGCGCCTCGTCTGGGACGAGGGAGCACCCGACACCACCCGCTACCTCTGCGAGGCCTGCGACCAGGCGATCGGGGAACAGCACAAGGCGGCGATGCTGGCCGGCGGTGTCTGGCGAGCGACCGCGGAGCCGACAGATCCCCACGCGGTCGGCTTCCACATCTCGGCACTCTACTCGCCGCCCGGCTGGATGCCCTGGTCGGAAATCGCCCGGCTCTGGCTCGCCGCGCAGGGCGACGACCGTGCCATCAAGACGTTCCGCAACACCGTCCTCGGCGAGACCTGGCAGGAGGCGGGCGAGGCGCCGGACTGGCAGCGGCTCTATGACCGCCGCGAGCATTGGCCGGTCGGCGCCGTCCCGCTGGGCGGGCTGCTGCTCACCGCCGGCGTCGACGTGCAGCGCGACCGCCTCGAGGCCAGCATCTGGGCCTGGGGAGAGGACCGCCAATCCTGGCTGGTCGAGCACCGCGTTCTGGTGGGGAACCCGTTCGAGGCGGCGGTCTGGGAGGAGTTGCGGCGGCTGCTGGGTGAGACCTGGCGGCACGCCAGCGGCCATCGCCTGCCCATCGCCATGGCGGCGATCGACAGCGGCGACGGCATGACCACCGCCGAGGTCTACGCCTTCGTGCGGCGGGCCGGTGCGGGACGCGCCATCGCGGTCAAGGGCCAGGATGGGCTGCGCGCCGCGGTCGGACAGCCTGCCGCGACGGAGGTGCGGCGGAACGGGCGCAAGCTCGGTGGGCTGAAGGTCTGGCCGGTGGGCTCGTCCTTTCTCAAGGCCGAGACCTATGGCTGGCTCAAGCTCGACCGCCCGACCGAGGAAAGTGGGGATCCCTTCCCGGCCGGCTTCGTGCACCTGCCGTTGCACGCCGCGGGCGAGGAGTTCTGCCGCCAGCTCACCGCCGAGCAGCTGGTTGCGCGCGCCGGTCGCAATGGCTTTCGCCGGCTAGAATGGGTGAAGACCCGCGAACGCAATGAGGCGCTGGACTGCCGCGTCTATGCGCGCGCCGCCGCGGCCGCCCTGGGGATGGATGGCTGGGGCGAGGGACGCTGGGCGCGGATGGCGGATGCGCTGTCGCTGCCGGCCGACGAATCATCCTCCGCGGCGGCGCAGACATCGTCCGCCGCTGCACCGCCGACCCGCCCTCGCGCCTGGCTTGCCCCGCGTGGTGGCTGGCTGCGCTGAACCTGGAGATCATGATGACCGCCATCGTCCCGGTGCGCACCAGCATCGCCGCCGGCCAGGCGCTGAGCGGACCCGTTGCCAGCGTCGGCTACGGTGTCTGCCTGCTGCTGCTGCCCGCCGCCTGGACCGACGCCCCGCTCACCCTGCAGGGCTCGCTCGACGAGGGCGAGCCATCGGGCTGGGCGGACCTTTACGACCACCTCGGCAATGAGGTGGTGCTGATGGTCGCCGCAGGCCGCGCCCTCACGCTGCCGCCCACGCTGCTGCTCGGCTGGCGCTGGCTGCGGCTGCGCTCGGGCCTCGCCGCCGCGCCGGTGAATCAGGCCGCGGAGCGGCTGCTCACCCTCGGCATCCGGCCCCTCGCATGACCGCGCTGTTTCAGCACTACCTGCCGCCGGCGTCGGCGATGCTGCCCTACGTGTCGGGGCGGTTCTATGCCTCGCAGCATGCGCGCGCCGTCGGCGGCGCCGTCGCGATGACGGCGAACCGGCTGTACTGCGCGCCCTATGTCCTCGCGCGGCCGGGGCTATTCTCGGCCATGGCGGTGAGCGTGACGACGGGCGCCGCTGGCTTCCTGCGCATGGCCTTGGCTGCCGACGATGGAACGGGGCATCCCGGGCGCCTTATCGAGGAGCCGATACCGGACGCCGACACCACCTCCGCCGGCAATGCGCTCTGCCCCTTCGCGCAGCCGCGCTGGATCTCGGCCGGGGTCTGGTGGTTGCTGCTGTGCTTCTCCGGGGTGCCCTCGGTGCGCGGTACCAGCACCCAGGCGTTCAGCGGGGGGAACACGCTGTTGCTCGGCTCGGCCGCGGCGGATGGCGGCGCCGGGGGTGGCACGACCGGCAGCGAGAACGGGTTCTTCGCGGCGCTGACGCATCAGGCCGGTGTGCCGATCATGGCGAACCCGCCCACCGGGCTGTCGTATCTCGTGAACGCAGCGACGCCGCTGCCGACGCTGCGGGCCGCCTGATGGACCCCGCTGTTCTGGCTTGGGCGCTGGCGCAGCCGGCCAGCAGCCGCGCGGCAGTGCTGGCCGCGGCGTATACGGGCGGCACCACGCGCGTGACCTTCGACGGGCGCACCGTCGAGTATCGGAGCCTCGATGAGCTCGGCCGGGCGCTGGTGGTGCTGCGCGGCGCGGAGATTTCGGCGGCGCGCCGTCCCGGCGTGACCTTCGCCAGCTTCTCACGCGAGGGAAGCAGGTGATGGGCCGGCTCCGGGATGCCTGGAACGCCCTGCGCGGCTATGCCGCGGCGCAGGACCACCGAGGCTCCGCCTGGGCGCCATCCGGCGGCAGCGCCAATGCCGAGGTGGGCATGGCTGCGGCTACGGTCGCCCGCCGTGCCCGCGACGCCGTCCGCAACGATCCCTACGCCAGCCGCATCGTCGACCTGTGGACCGGGAATGCCATTGGCGCGGGGATCACCACCCGCTGGCCGGACGACGCGCACGGCCGCACCTGGCAGCGCTGGGCGGAGAGCACCGCCTGCGATGCGGAGGGGCGGCTCGACCTCTACGGGCTGCAGGCGCTGGTGATGCGGGCGGTGGTCGAGAGCGGCGAATGCTTCTTGCGCTTCCTGCTGGTGCCGCCATCACCGGCCAACCCCATCGGCCTTGGGAGGCGGCGACGGTCGCCCTCGACCGCCTCACCCCCTTCCCGGCGCGGGTCACCGCCTGGTCGCTCGCCGCCGAGGGCGGGGTCGACCTCACCCTGGAGGAGGAGGACACCGCGGTGTGGGACTGGAACCCGGCGGTCGATGAGCGCGCCACCGGAGCCAACCCCGCCGTGGTGCTGCCCAACCCGGGCGTCATCGCCGCCCCGGTCAGCATCACGGTGGAGACGCCGACGACGACGGTCTTCGCCGTCCTGGCCGTGACCTGGACGGTGGTCGGCTCCTCGCACCTCGCCGGCTACCAGGTCGAGTTCCTCCCCGCCTCCGTGGCGGCCTGGCAGGGCTACGGCGGGTCGCTGGGCGCCACCGCGGCCGCCATCCCCACCGCCGAGCCGACCGGCTTCCGGGTGCGCGCGGTGGCGCGCAGTGGGGCGGTGTCGGGCTGGCGGCAGGCCCTCGTCCCCGCGGCGGTGGCGGCGCCCACGGCCACCGGCATCGTGGGCGGCATCCGTCTCTCCGGCGGCTTCCCGGCCGACGCTGTGCGGCTGCAGGTGTTCGAGGCGACCAGCAGCAGCCTCAGCGCGGCGACCAAGCTGCCCGAGGAGCCGACCAGCCTCTTTTGGGACCGCACCGGCTTGGCCGTGGGCGACACCCGCTGGTACTGGCTGCGCGCCGTCTCGGCCGAGGGCAACGTCTCGGCCCTGACCGGACCGGTCTCCGCCACTGCGCTCTGAACCGGAGCCATCCGCCATGCCCGCTCGCATCGACGACCTGCTGGTGCTCGACACCGCAGTCAGCAAGACCGACCTCGCCAAGTACCTGCGCGACCGCGAGACCGTGCTGCCCTCCGATTTCGGCGGCCTCGGCGACGGCGTCGCCGACGATCGCGCCGCCATCCAAGCGGCGTTCGACCGCGCGGCGGCCGATCAGAAGTTCGCCGTCATCCCGCCCGGCACCTGGAACGTCTCCGCCGGTGTCGTCCTCGGTGGCGGCGCCCGCGGCCTGATCATGCATGGCATCATTCGGTACACCGGCACCGCAGCGGCCACCGTGCTGACCCTCGGCGATGGCGGCACCGTCCGCAACGGCGAAAAGCAGTATGCCGGACTGCAGGTCATACGGCAGACCCAGTCGGACTGGCTCGACGAGGCCGATATCGGCATCCTGGTGCGCAACATCGATGCCTCGGTGGTCGAGCTGCGGTTGGTCTCGGGCTTCACCATCGGCATGCGCACCCTAGGCGACGGCCGTGGCGTCGAGGACAGCACCTTCCACCTGGGCCGCATCCTCAACAACCGCATCGGCCTCGACATCCACTGCGCCACCGCCACCGCCTGGAACACCTCCATCCGCTACTATGGTGGGCACTTCGCCATCGCGACCGGGATCAATCCCACCATCGATCGCTTCGGGATCCGGCTGTCCAAGGCGGACGGTGCCTACAACAACCACAACCGGCACGTCTTTGACGCGCCGAACTTCGAACTGCGCCAGCTCGACCCCAATGTGGCGATCCCCTTCCTCAACCAGACCAGCGGCTCGGCGATCATCGGCCGGGCGCTGCGCATGGAGGCCTGCTCGCCGGTTGTCGCCCGGCACACCGCCGCGGCGCAGGACTGTGAGTATGAGGTCGCCTGGTCCAACACCTACCAGGTCGGCATCGACTACACGGCGACCGCAACCCGCTGCGGCAATGCGGTGATCAACCGCCATCGCGCGCCGGCGTCGCGACATCTGCGGCTGCTGGGCACCGTCCCGAATGTTCGGGCCCAGTCCTTCCGGCACAGCGCGACGGAGATCGGCGTCGCGGGGCTGGCGGTGGTCGCCACGTCCACGACCAGCGCCACGACGCTCGCCGGGCTGTCTTTCAACGGGCTGGACGACATCACGGCGACCGCCCGCGGGCTGCTGCTCGAGGCGCAGCGGGGGCTCGCCTTCGTTGTGGAGTGCAGCCAGGCGAAGGAGTTCGCGCTGGTGCATTCGCTGGTTGGTGGCGCGGACGGCGGTCGGATCTTCGTGCGCTGCTTCGACGCGGCGATGAATGTGCGGGAGAACGTCGCCGGCGACGCGCTGGCCTCCATCACGACGCTGCTGTGGAACATCCCGTCCAAGGCCTGGACCGGCGGGGCTGCGATGGCCGATGCCTCGCTGAACAAGCGCATGACGGTGCGGCTCGGCGCCGGCGTGGCCTTTGCGCAGATCGGCATCGTCGGCTTCGACGGGCAGATCGAGGTCGAGGCGATGCGGCTCTATGGTCTGCCGGAGGCGGCACCGGCGCTGCTGTGCGGCACACCCGCGCTGCCGGTCGGGCAGCGGGAGTTCGCAGCGGAGGTGCCGTGGGACCTGCCGTCACTGGCACCTGGGGCAACCAGCCTGCTCGACGTCACCGTCAACGGCGCGCGTCAGGGCGACCTCGCCTATGCGGCGCTGGCCTCGTCGACGCGCTTTATCGAGCTCGACGCGACAGCTTGGTCCAACAACACCGTTCGCGTCGTGGCCAGGAACATCTCCGCCGCTACCTTCGATCTTGGCGCCGCGACGCTTTCGGTCGCGGCCAGAAAGCGTCGAATCCCCTGATCGTCCACTCCAACAGCGCACTGACTTCACTACGCGTGAAGAGCGTCGGCATGTGGCCGCCAGCACGGATGTCGGCAGCGTGTGGGCCTTGCTTAGCGCGGTCGGCGCCGGCCTCCGGAGCCTGGATGCGCGGCTACACAGGCCGATGCCCTGCGCGGTCGTGCCGCCGACATATCTGGCTCCGACGCATTGAGGCTCGTCGAGGGCGCCGACGAGGCGGCGATGGCTAGGTAGGCTTCGGCCAGGACGGATCCTGGGACAGGACCAGTTGCGAGGGTCTCGATTGCACGCAGCAAATGCTCGGCAACGTCGAAGCGACCTTCAACCATTGCCTGCCGGAGTGCGATCAAGATTCGATCTTCCAGCGTGCCATGTCGATGGTACAGCACCTAAGCGACCTCCTGCTGCTCCTTTGGGCAGACTGATAATCCAGCCCTACGACTTGGCGCCACCGGCGACGGTCGCGCCGCTTCCAATACAAGGCTCGCGGCAACGCCGCATCGCGCGAAGGTCGCTACCCGACGTAGCGAAGCTCGGTCATCATGCCCACGGCCAAGTGTGGCATGTGATGGCAGTGGAACATCCATTGCCCGGCATTAATGGTGTCGAAGGCGATCGAGACACGTCCCATCGCTGGGACGTGAATGGTATCCCGAACGGGCCCCACAAACCGTTGTGACCCAAAGCCGACCACCTGGAAGACATGACCGTGAAGGTGCATCGGATGTGCCATTGTATCGCACCCGGTTTCCTGGACACGCGGTTGCACTATGCGGCGCGCCTGAGGTTGGTGTTGAGGCGTGCGGCGCGCGCGTCGAGCGGGCTGAGATAGCCGTTCTTCTCGATCAGCCACTCGGC